AGGCGCCATCATCAAGAGGGATCAATGGCAGATTTGGACCCAGGCAGACCCTCCTTCTTGTGAATACATCATCCAATCATGGGATACGGCCTTCGAAAAGACCAATCGGAGTGACTTCTCAGCCTGTACGACGTGGGGAGTCTTCTATCAGGCGGACAAAAACGGGGATGAGAAGCCAAACATCATCCTTTTGGACGCTTACAAGCAGCGTCTGGAGTTCCCAGAACTGAAAAAGAAGGCCTTCGACATGTGGAAGGAGTGGAATCCAGACACTCTGATCGTCGAAAAGAAGGCCGCCGGGTCTCCGCTGATCTATGAACTGCGCAAGATCGGTATCCCTCTTTCCGAGTACACACCGAGTAAGGGAAGCGATAAGATCGCCCGCGTAAACGCCATCTCGGATTTGTTTGCATCCGGTGTCGTTTGGTGCCCGGAAACCCGATGGGCAGAGGAAGTGATGGAAGAAATGGCAGCCTTCCCCAATGGGGACAACGATGACTTGGTGGACTCCTCAAGTCAGGCTTTGATTCGCTTCCGTCAGGGCGGCTTCATCGTTATCGACAGCGATGAAAAAGATTACCCCGTGCAGCCTCGTAAGGTTGCGTACTACTAAGGATCAACATGGCAACCAATATCGACCCGGCAATGGTTCCCCTTCTCCCAGAAGAGATGGGAGATGAACCAATGGTTGAGATTGAAATTGAAGACCCCGAGTCTGTCAAGATCGGGATGGGCGGGTTAGAGATTGAATTGGAGCCTGCGGCTGAAACCGCTGAAGACTTCGATGCCAACCTCGCCGAGTACATAGACGAGGGAGACCTCCAAGGTCTGGCCTCTGATCTGATCGGTCTGGTAGATGCGGACATCAACTCCCGCAAAGACTGGGCAGACATGTACGTCAAGGGACTTGAAGTCCTGGGCATGAAGTACGAAGAACGTGCTGAACCCTGGCTTGGAGCCTGTGGCGTTTACAGCCCCATCCTGACGGAAGCCGCAATCCGCTTCCAGTCCGAGATGATCACCGAGACCTTCCCGGCTCAGGGTCCGGTCAAGACCCAGATCATTGGCGAGATCACCAAGAAGAACGAAGAGTCTGCCGAGCGGGTTCGTGATGACATGAACTACCGCTTGACGGACGAGATGATTGAGTACCGCCCCGAACATGAGCGGATGCTGTACTCCCTTGGTCTGGCCGGCGCAGCGTTTAAAAAGGTCTACTACGACCCAAGCCTGGAAAGGCAGATCGCTGCTTACATCCAGGCAGAGGACATGATCATCCCCTACGGCGCTGCCAATGTTTACACGGCAGAGCGCGTCACCCACGTGATGCGCAAGACCGAGAACGATCTAAACAAGTTGATGGCTGCGGGCTTCTACCGTCACACCGAACTGGGTGAGCCGGTCAGAATCTTTACGGACATTGAGAAAAAGAAGGCAGAGGAGCAGGGCTACACCCTTACCGATGATGATCGGTATCAGGTGCTTGAGATTCACGTTGATTGGAATCTGAAGGGCTATGAAGATAAGGATGATGAAGGCGAAGAAACGGGGATCGGCCTCCCTTACGTCATCACCATCGAGCGAGGTACCGCAACGGTTCTATCTATACGACGGAACTGGGATGAGTCCGACCGAAGAAAACTCAAACGACAGCACTTCGTTCAGTACACTTATATCCCTGGCTTTGGTGCTTATGGCCTTGGCTTCATTCATATTATTGGTGGTTATGCTCGTGCAGGGACCGCGATTATTCGCCAGTTGGTCGATGCGGGAACCCTCAGCAACCTCCCCGGAGGTCTCAAGACCAGAGGTCTTCGAGTCAAGGGCGACGACACGCCTATCGCCCCGGGTGAGTTCCGGGATGTAGACATCCCCTCGGGGGCGCTGCGTGAGAACATCATGCCGCTCCCGTACAAGGAGCCAAGCCAAGTCCTGGCTGCACTCCTTGATCGGATCACTGATGAGGGCAGACGCCTTGCGGCTATTGGCGACCTGAAGTTGTCCGATATGTCTGCCCAGGCTCCCGTGGGCACGACACTCGCCATCCTTGAGCGTCAACTCAAGACCATGAGCGCGGTTCAGGCCCGTGTACACGCAAGCCTGAAGATGGAGTTTAAACTCCTCAAAGAGATCATTCGGGACTACATGCCCGAGGATTACTCCTACATCCCCGTGGGAGGGGACCGTGCAGCCAAGCAAGAGGACTATGACCTTGTTGAGGTGATCCCGGTCTCTGATCCGAACGCCGCCACGATGGCGCAGCGGATCATGCAGTACCAAGCCGCTCTCCAGTTGGCTCAAGGTGCCCCGCAAATCTATGACCTACCCAACCTGCACCGGCAGATGTTGGAAGTTCTTGGCATCAAGAACGCAGAGAAGTTGGTCCCAGTCGAGGAAGACCAGAAGCCTCGTGACCCCGTGTCGGAGAACATGTCGTTCCTGACCGGCAAGCCGACCAAGGCATTCATCTATCAAGACCATCAGGCCCACATCGCCACTCACATGGCGCTGCTACAGGACCCGATGGTGGCTCAGATGATTGGGCAGTCTCCGATGGCCCAACAGATGGGCGCAGCCATCATGGCTCACGTCGCAGAGCACATGGCCTTTGCGTACCGTCAACAGGTCGAAGAACAGTTGGGCGTGCCTCTGACTCCGCCCGATGCTGAACTGGATGAGCAGGCAGAGGTGCAAATCTCCCGTCTGGTTGCTCAGGCCGCACAGCAACTGCTTCAGACCAACATGGGCAAGGCTCAACAAGCCCAGGCCCAGCAGCAGGCGCAGAACCCGCAACTACAGATGGCGCAGGCAGAACTGCAACTCCGGGCTCAAGAACTGCAACGCAAGGAGCAGGACAGCCAGCGTGATTTCCAAATCGCTCAAGAAAAGATTCGCCTTGAGCGGGAGCGGCTGGCAATCGACGCTCAGAAAGAACAGGCCCGTCTAGAAAACCAGAACCGTCAGGCCGATAAGAAAATTCGCGCCGAGATGATCAAGACGGTGATGAAGCCCCGTGGTCAGAAGCCTATGCCTAAGCAATGAGGATAGACAAGAGTTGGCTTGAGTGGATTGCACACAACGCTGCGGCGGGTGTGCAGTCCAAAGACCTGATGAGGGTCATGCTTGAGCATGGCGTCGATAAGGATGACGCTCGGATTCTGATTGAGTGGGTTACCACGAACCCGCTGATGGGCGCTGTTCAAAGGATGCACAAGAAGCACGAGAAGTTGGCTTCGATGATGCGTAACGTGGGCGCCGTTCAACAGCAGGCTCTCGACATCCAGAAGATTGACACGCCGGACGAAGAAACCTTCTACCGGGAGTATTGGTGCAAGAACCAGCCCGTCATCTTGAAGGGCATGGTTGATGACTGGCAGGCCATGACCAAGTGGACGATGCCTTTCCTATCGGAGAACTTTGGAGATCAAGTCATTGAGATTCAAGAGAACCGAGAGAAAGACCCGGACTACGAAATCAACAGCATCAACCACAAGAAGAAGGTAACAGTCCGAGAGTTCATCGACCGGATCGGCAAGGGGCCGTCGAACGATTTCTACATGACTGCCAACAACCACATCTTTGAGACCGAAGAGATGGGGGTTCTGCTCAATGACGTTGGCAGCGTGCCTTCTTACATCACACCGCCCAAGGAGCGGGATGGCAACTGGTTCTTGTGGGTCGGACCGGCGGGCACGATTACGCCCTTGCACCATGACGAGAACATCATCTTCCATACCCAGATCAAGGGCAGGAAGAGATGGAAGTTGATCTCTCCAATGGACACGCCCAATCTGTACAACCACAAGGCCGTGTTCTCGGAGGTTGATCTATTCAATATCGACTACGACCGTTTCCCGCTCATGCGGGGCGTTCAGGTGGCAGATTTGGTAGTGGAGCCCGGGGAAACGCTATTCCTTCCCCTGGGTTGGTGGCATGGAGTCGAGGCGCTTGAACCCTCCATCTCCGTGTCTTCTGTGGCGTTTAAGTATCCAAACCATTGGAAGTTTAGTAATCCGTAAGGAGCAATCATGGCAACCACTGCGTTTTCCGTGGTATTGAAAGACATTGAGGAGCACCGGGAGTCC